CGCCTCGCGAGGCGAGCATTACCGCGTTTTGTGCGATAAACGCGGCGATTGTGCGAGCGGTCGAGGCGACCCAAGCGGCGGCGGTAGCGGCGGCCGAGGCGGCGGCCCCGGCGGCGGTCATAACGAACGAGGCAACCGCGCGAGCTGCCATGAGAGACCACGCCCCGGCGGCCCGTAGGCCCGCGCCAATCCATGAGGCGGCGGTAGCGGCGGCCGATACGGCGGCCGAGGTCGCGGTCATAACGAACGAACCGACGGCGCGAATCGCCATGAGAGTCCACGCGCCGGCGGCCCGTAGGCCCGCGCCAATCCACGCGGCGGCCGACGACGAGGCGGCGACGCCGGCCGAGGCGGCGGCCGAGGCGTTACCTAATACCATGCGGCCGGTCATTACCTGCCAAGCAATCGAAACGCCGGTCGCGATTGCGCTCGCCGCTTTCCACACTTTGATTGCGGCCCATCCGGCCCATAACGCGCCGGTTAATCCGAGAATTGCGGCGGCGACTCGAGCGACGACGGCGGGGTTTTCTCCCATCTTTGCGGCGAGGTCGGCCATGACTTCGGCCGCCCTGGTCGCGATAGGCAATAGGGCCTCGCCAAGCGACGCTTTCGCGTTTTCCCACTCGGCGGCCGCGATTTGAGCCGAGCCGGCGGCCGTATCTACCTCGCGAGCGAAATTACCTTGCGCGTCGGCCGATTGCTCGGTCAAAATAGCGAGGCGAGCTTGCGTTTCGGCCTGCTTGCGTGCCTCGCCCTCGAGACCGTCGAGACCGTCGGCGGCGAGTCTCGCGTTAACGTCGGACTGTTTAATCGAGATACCGTATTTCTCGATAGGGTCGGTTTCGCCTCGAAATACCGCGCCGAGGGCCTCGACCGCGTCGGCGGTAGTACCGCCGTACATACTCGCGAGGTCGGCGCCCATCGTGATTAACTTGTCGGTCGTCGGTACTAGATTAGATTGCTCGACGCCGAGGTTTTTAAGCTGCGAGCCCATGACGCTCGCGAATTCCTGGTATTGATTAGCCGAGAGACCAACCGCCCCGGCCGCGTCGGCCGCGAGGGACTTAATCGCGTCGGCCTGTGATTTAAATACCGACTCGACGGCGCCGGTCGATTGCTGTAATGCGCTCGCCGCGTCGAGGGCCTCTTTACCGAATGCGATAACGCCGGCCGAGGCGACCGACATTGCGGTCGCGGCGCCTTTAACTTTACCCTCGAGTTTATCGACGCCGCCGGCCGCCTGCGAGAAACCTTTGGCGGCCTCTTTCGAGTCTGAAATAATCCTAACGCTAAGAATCGCTGTTTTGCTCATTTTTTTCGTCCTCGAGAACCGCGATCATAGTCGCGATTATTTCGTCGTCGGCGTCGAATAGTGTCTGTGGTGGAATTTGCCAGACTCGCGAGAGCTGAATTACTAGCCTCGCTCGCGAGCCTACTGGGTAGGGTTTCCAACCCCCTCGATAGTGTCGTCGTCGTTATCGGAGTCGTCGAACGACTCAATATCGACCGCGTCGCGGTCTCGGAAATTCTCGAAAGTATCGGCATAAAGTCCCTCGCGTTTCATTGCAGACCATGCGAGGAAAGTAGTACCAAGAAACGGCGCGTCCTCGAATGAGGGCCATTTCTGTTTAGCTCGAGTCATGTCCCATCGAATTCGATCCGGGTTAATTACCGGAACGTCGACGGGGTCGTTACCCTTTATCGTCACTGTTACGTTAAGTGCCATAGGTTTATATACCTTCAACTTTCGAGATTGCTTTGTTTAATTCTTTCATAAATAGCGGTAGCCAAGTAGGCTCGGTAGATTGCGCCGAATACGAAAGAAACGGATTAGGTCGAATATTCCGAGCCCTCCAACCCCAATGGATAGGGTTAGCGTACGGTACGCCGCCCTTAGATTTTCGGTTATTGCCGGCGCGAACAATAGCGGCGGTTTTAGTACCGCTCGCGCGAACCGTACCGGCGAGTCGACCAGTAACCGAGGGGGCCCATGACGAGGCCCTCGAGGCGACAATACCGGCCGCCGATTTATGCGCGGTTTTCATGTCGTCGAGTTCCTGGCCCGCTTGCTTTAGCGTGCGCTTGAATCGCGGGGCCCCCTCGAGTCTTAGGCCGACGTATGCCATTACTCGCCGCCGAGCCCGTCGTCGCCGAGGTCGCCGCCCTCGACTGGAATAGCCGTAAATACTGGCTCGTCGAGACACGGCCACTCGATATCGGACGTGTTTTTCTTCTTTACCTCGCCGCCGAGGTCGACCGGTAGAACTTTAACCTTGCCGGTAATTTCGGCCCCGGTTGCCGGTACGAATCGAAACGGTACGATTTCGCCTTTATTATCCCACGACCATTCGATAATTCCGCCTGCCATCATATCCTGATAAACGACGCCGGCGAGGGTCGCGGTGAAAGTGTCGTCGCCTGGGATTGTGTCGCCACACAATACCGGAACCGCGTCGTCCTCGTCGTTATCCCATTGAATTCGCGCCTCGGTCATTTGACATGAGATGTCAATACCGGAACCGGTTTCTCCGAGGTACAATTCGCCGGGGCCGAGCTTCTGCGAGCGGTGTTTAGTAGCCATTTCTTTTACTCTTTCCTATTCGTTTTCTACCGTGATAGCGATTTTATACGCGGGTAGGGGTGAGCCGCCTTGAGGCAATGTAACGGATTGCCCAAGGTCGGTATCTTGCCAATCGAGCTCGAGGCGGTCGTCGTCCTCGATAACCTCGATTATTGTTTCGAGCATTTCTTCGAGTACTCGAATCGCCGAGTCGATACCGGCGTCGCGAGTAATGAGGAATACGTCGACGACGACGTCGGCCGGCCCGCCGAGCTTAGGACGAGCGAGCCGCCGAGCCGAGACCCATACCGCCGGGGGGTTAATCTTTTGCGGGTCGATTGAGGCGTCGATACCGGCGGCGTTTAGTACGTCGACGACGTAACCGAGCGATTTCGTAATCACGATTAACCCACTTTCGGCGGTGCATACTTGCCGATTTTTAGCAATTGCGCGAGGTCTGGATCATTTCGAGAAACGTAAACGGGCCCAATTTCACCCATCGACTCGACGCCGGCCGGCGAGTTGCGACGCCGGTAAATTCGGGCCGCGAGCATTACCGCGCCGAGTTGTAGGTTTGCGGGCCATTGCTCGCCGTCGGGGGGCTCGTTGTATGAGGTAACGAGCGCCTCGACCGCCGCGATTACCGGAACGAGCTCGTCGTTATGCGACGTTCCCACTAAACCGAGTTGGTCGGCGACCTTTGCAACGGTGAGCAATTCCATTATTACGCCTCGACTACTGGTTCGCCGAATGGAACACGAACGATACCGGATTGGTTATTGAGCAACGTTGCCCAATACGCGAACACTGCGGAATCGCGGCCGCCGAGGTCGATACGCTCGGCGTCGACGCGAATCGGCGAGCCTGGTAGCTCGAACCAAGTTACCGACTCTTTCGCGTATGCGATTACTTCGTTTTCCGGGACGAGGTCGGTCGCGATAAATCGTTCCGGTTTTACGCCGAGTAGGTCGAGATACGCGGGGTTATCGAGTTGAGTAATATCGAATAGGCCGAATAGCGAGTTAGGGTGAACCAAGTAGGCCGACGGTTCAACTCGAACTTGTCGTTTAACGACGAGTCGAGCGCGGGCCGCCGCGTGCAATAGGTCAGGTTCCGAGGCTACCGTCGTACCGGTCGACGCCGAGGTATTAAGAAACGCCGCCGCCTTTGCGTCTGATTTCATCGCGTAATCAATGGTGCGGGCTCGAAAGAAACCCTCGAGAAACTCGGTCTCGTTGAAATCGAAATACGCGCGGTCGATATCGTGACCAACTGCCATACGATTAGCGGTCGTTTCGACTGGCTCGGTCGCGACCTCGTTAGTTGGAATTTCGGTTTTATCGCCGGCGTAATCTTCGATTTCTGGTTTCTGAGTCCAACGCCAGCCGACGGCCTTTAGCTTAGTTAGTGGCTTGTTGGTCATGGTTGGAATAATCTCGCGTTGATATTCCGAGCCCTCCCACAATTCGCCGAGCCATTGAGGGGCCGATACTGCTGGGTTCGCCGAGCGAGTGATATCGGCGAGAGCGGCGGTTAGTTCAGGCGAGGCGGTTCCGGTTCGCATATTCGCGATTGTTTCGACCGCCTGCGAGAACGTTAACGCCGGTTTCTGGTTGACCTTGAGCCCGCTAGGTACTCGAGCGGCGGCGAGCTTGTTTTTCGGCATAGTGTTATTTTCCTTTTCGGTTTCGTCGTCCTCGTCGTCCTCGACGGGGTCGGTTTCGGGGTCGGTTGTTTCGAGTTGCTCGTCGGTCTCGATAACGAGCTCGTCGTCGTCGGCGGGGTCGACGGTCTCGTCGTCCTCGGCCGCCTGGTCGAGCTCGTCGTCGTCCTCGTCGTCCTCGACGGGGTCGGTCGCGGCCGCCGTGAGCATTTCGACGCGGGCCTCGGCGAACGCGGGAATCGGGACGAGTGCCACGGCGGTCAAGTTGCCAGACTTGAGAGTTCCGTTAGTGACTTTCGTGTCGACGAGTTCAACGCTGAGAGCGTCGCGTACTCGGTTTTTCACGTCGGCGAGGGCCGCGTCGCCGTCGTCGCCCTCGGCGATACGAAACGACATTTTTAGGCCCTCGTCTGTTACCTCGGCGGCGGTCGCGTAACCAACCGGCGAGAAATTCGCCGTATCTGAGTGGTCGCGTAATAGCTTTACTCGGCCAAGGTCGGCCGGTAGCTTTACCGCGCCCTCGGCGACCGATACCGGGCCGGCCGAGGTACGTCCGGGGGTATTCCACGGAACGACGAGGCCCGTTACTGTGCGCTTCGTCTGTTCCGCCGCCGGGGCCATACTTGCCACCATGTGCATGGTCTCGCCGCCGGCCGAGGCGTGAATTCGGTTAATTTGCTTCATCTGATTTTTTGTCCTTCCGGTGCTTGCCCTCGTAAGGTTCCGCCGCGAGAATTGGAATATATTTATCTAACCACGACTCGACCCCATTTAGCGCCAATACCCTACTAATCGCCGCCGCGAGGCCGACGACCGACGCGACCGCCGGTATCTCGTCGATATGCGCGGCCTCGGCAATCTGTGGAATTAGCGGTATGAGAGCAATAAACGCGGTTAGCGTGGTGCGAAATGTTGCCCTCCACGGTTTTCTAACCTGCGTCGGTGCGGTATCTGGTGGGTTCATGTGGCGAGATTTCCTTTCGTGGCGTCACCACCTTTACAACGACGGCGAGCGCGATTAGTACGCCGAGCGCGACCGCCCCGGCGACGACGGCGAAAGTAACGAGCGCGAGTGCGACCGCCGCCGCGATTGTCGAGAGTGCCATTTATCTAGCCCTCGGCCTTGAGAATAGCGAGAATTTCGTCGACTTTACCCTCGATTGCTTCAATCTTTCGGCGATTGATTTCGCCTCGACGGTTGTTTTCGAGTGTGTAACCGACGAGCGTATCGTCGAATATTTCCGACTCTTTAATCTTCCCGTTTCGGAATTCCTCGAGGTCGAAACGAGACTGGAATCGGTGCGTTAGTTCATGGTGTACGGTGTCGAGCTTTTTCGCCTGGGCTGCTGTGAGAGACATGTTTTCGTTATCCTTTGGTTTTTCGGTCGACGGGTTCATCATCTGGTCATACCAATAACCGGCGCGAGTCATGTACTGATTATGATCCTCGCCGCCTGGTGCCAGTTGGTAGGGGCATGACGTCGCCGCGAATTGAGAGTGCGGAAAGACATTAACGCCCCATTTCGGCCGGCCCAATTTATAGAATTTACATAGAGCGGCGACGAGGTGAGCGCCCGCCTCGACGGTTTTGTCGCTGATTTGCCAGCGGCTAGGCCCGGAAATATTAGCGTGCTCGATACCAATTGAACGCGCGTTAATATCGGTATTCGCGGCGTGCCAAGCGGTATCCCTATCCCATACCAATTGGCCGATAACGCCGTCGTCCTCGACTTGATAGTGAGCCGAGGCCTCGCGTTCCTCGTCCCACAATTTTTTAACGCGCTCGGTCGTCAATCGCACGCCGGCGTTATGGTGAATAACGAGGCGGTCAATCTGTCGCGAGCGGCCTTTCGTGTAACGGTGCGAGCCGACGAGAGCGACTTTATCCGGTTCTACGGTTTCCCAATTTTTCACGCGGTTTCATTCCTTTCGTCGACGGTCGCGACTCCGTCGAGTAACTCGTTTAGGTTGTCGATAACGCTTGTGGTATCGAACGACAACACAACGCCCGGCGGCGTGAGTTTGTCATTCGAGAGAGCGGCGGCGACCGCTGCCATTAACGGCGAGAGACCGAAAGTGACCAACTCGACGAGGCGGGCCGAGGAATTTTGGTAAGACAAACTCGAGCCCGAGAGCGTCGCGTCGATCATGGTCGCCGGTATGCCAGCGTGGCGAGCGATATCGACGGCCGAGGCGTTACGGCCCTCCAATAGTAAATGTTCGCTCGACGCGCCGTGTTCTTTTACCTCGATACCGGCGGTTGTAAACGCCACGCCGCCGTTCTCGCCTCGGCGGGCCTTAGTCCATCGACGAATAAGTCGGTCGATTTGTTCCTCGGTCATCGGCGCGTCGTTAGTCTGGTGTAACTCGACCTGCGCGGCGGGGTTATCGGCCGCCCTGGTCGCGGCCGCCGCGAGGCGCGTCGCCTGCGAGAGCGTGATATTTGCCTCGGCGAGCATACCGTCGTTAATTCCTGGGATTAGAATGACGTCGTCGTCGGCGGCGATTACGCCGTCGATTTCGATAACGCCGTCGTCGTTGAAATTCCATAGACCATACTCGACGCGGTAGGCGTGTATAACCTCGCCGTCGTCGTCTCTTTCGAGAGCCCATAACGACCAACCATAAAAAAATAAATCGTCGATTGTCCATAACATCCGGTGAAACGGCGTTATCTCGGTATCGGTCGAATTTATCCACGGTATATCTACCTCGCTACCGTCGGCGGCGCGAGCAACAAGCGGTACTCGAGCGATAGTGGACACAATGAGACCGCGAGCGCGAGCGAGGGCCGGTACTTGCATAGCGCCGGCCCTATCCATCGGAATACGCGCGTCGGTTCCGAATACGTCGGCGAGTACGAGCGGCGTTAGTTTTTCGAGGTGACTCGAGGCTCGCCACGGCGACGCGAGGCCGACGCTACCGCCGGCGGCGGCGAGGGCCCCCGGTAGGTTGAGAGACTCGCGAATTCGGTCGATAAATCCCATACCGACTATTTAAACCTAAGTGCGAGACATATTTCGGTTTTCCCTCGCTTTTGCACGGTTTCGCGCTTTATTCGCCGCTCGTTGCACCCGGCCGACGGCGTCGGTCGCTCCATGTACTTTTTTGACATGAATCGCGAGAGCTGTCCACGCGGCGGCCGAGGTCGGTCGAATTTCTCGGTAGTGGCATTTATCGCAAACACAAACGACGGTTATTTCTGATTTGTCGATATACATAAATTCTCTTATCTAATCATCGGCGCGATTGGTGGTAGTGGTTTATGCTCGAGCCCCCATATCGCGAGGGTCGCCGCCTCGAGCGAGGCAATCGAACCGCCGGCGGTTTTCCGAGACCATGCCCACGCTTCACCGACTCGTCTTTGCTCGACGATTTCGGCGGCGATATCGAGAGAATCATCGGGTCGAATTAGCACTCGAGGCGAGGCGACGCCGTCGGCGTCGGTCGCGGTAATTCTATCCATGAGGTCGGCGGCGGCCGAGGTAATTATTCGAGTGTTGATTTTCGGCATTTCGTGGCCTAGTGCCTCGAGTTGGTCGACGAGAGTGGACGAGGGCCCAATCGGGTCGACCCACGGGGCCGAGGAATCGAATTTTTTAACGAGCTCGTCGAGGCGAGGCGCGGCCCAATTCGTACCGGGTCGACGGTCGACGACCTCGATAATCGGCATATCGTCCAATACGCCGGCGGCGACGATAACGGTCTCGGTACGGTCGATATCAATAGCGGCCGCGAAAGTAATCGGCGAGGTCGAGGGAATCTTTTTCTCGGTTTGCGTTGACTGCCACGCCGAGAGCGGTATTAGCCGGTTTCGCGCCCCGGTTTGTCGATTGCCATAGGCTCGAGCGAATTCGGCCGGCGCGAGCTGGTCGCGAGCTCGCTTTAACGAGTCCATCGTTACGGTATAACCGTAGGCGGGGTGGTTAGCGGCGATAACGTCGAGGTCGGTCGGATCATCATCCGGGCCGATACCGTAATCAAGTAACGCGATATTCGACCCCGGTTGTTTCGCTTTATCAACGAGACCATGAAACCAAGTCGACGCGGCGGTTCCCATCGTTGAAACGATAATCGTTTGAGCGCCTGGTCGCGTCGTTTGTGTCGGTACGATTGCCTGCATTAGCGCGGCCGCCTCCGCGTCGTCGAATACCCAAGCCTCATCGATGAAATTGAGGTCGGATTGCTCGCCGTGCAACGAGTCCTCGGTCGGCGGGTGAGGCGCGAATTTCGAATTTAGTCGCGATAGAATTAGTTGCTCGTTACCAGCCGCTTTTTTAGTAGTGAACAACTCGCGTAATGGAAATAGGTCGCTTTCTATAACCTCGACTTGCTCGAGCCATTTCGAGCGCGCTTTTTGCCCGGTTTGTGCGGTCGACCATACTCGCCGGCCCCGGCCGGTAAATAGTCTATGCACACAACTCGATTGCGAAATCGTGGTTTTTCCTGCCTGCCGAGGCACTGAAATAATGACCATCGGCCATCGAAACAAACCATCGTCGCCGATTTCGCCAATGAGGTCGGCGGCGTATTCCTGCCACGGCATAGGGTCGTTACCGAGCATGGTTTGAATCTTGTTAATCGCCGGCCCATACGTCGGCCCGGTTGGTCTAGGCGTCGCGAATCGCGGCCGTACCAAGCTCGGCGAGTGCTTTATTAAGCTCGTCATTAGCTTCACTTTCGCGTTTTTCGGGGGTCATTCTTAGGGCCTCGAGTACCTCGCGATACGGGCCGGTTAATTGTGCTATCGCGTAATATTTCCGGTCGGCCTCGGCCTCGTCGAGAGCAACCGCATTAGCGCGAGCGAGTGATAATAGCCCCTCGTCGACGTCGATAATCGCGCCGGTTTCTTTCGCCGCCTCGATTGCGAGCTCGAGCATGTTCGCATGACGGCCGGGGCCTGGTCGAGGTGCTGAAATGTTAAACAAGGCGTCGCCGTTATTTTCCATCGTTGCAAGTCCTAAAAATTAAGGGGGGGGTAGGGGGAGGGGACGGGCCCAACCCCCGGCCCTCCGAGCCGGGGAGAAATGAGAGGGCTGGCGCGGGGCTACCGGGACGAGTTGATTTTAAAAAATCGGCCGCCGGCCGCCGTCGCGACGAGCTCGCTCGCGATTTTCTCTTTCGATAGTTAGTGTACTCTTTCCTCGCGAATATTCTATATCGAACACGTTACCAATCGCGCGACGGTTCAACTCGTCGAGTGTTAGGCGCGAATCGTTTACGCCACGCCTCGAGCGACATATTCCCTCGCGACGAATTACATTTCGAGTGTGCTGGTCTTAGATTGTCGAGAGAGTCGTCGCCGCCGCGCGAGCGCGGTACTACATGGTCGGCTGTGTCGGCGCCTGGTCGGCCGCATAGGTGACACACTGTGCCCCACTGCGCGAGGCACGCGGCCGTGAGGCGGGCCGCCTGCCTACCCCCCCACCTAGACACCGGCGACCCCCTGCTCGGCCGCGAGCGGGGCCGCTGGGCCTTGAATTGGGGGGAGTGTCCACGGCGTGACATGCTCGGCGACGAGCTCGAGTAACTCGTCTTGCGCCGGCCGATAACGCTCGATAGTGAACGACGTATAAGCCGCGACCATTAACGGGTTATCACCCTGCGCGACTAGCGCGATAGCCCGCTGCCTAACATTGCCGCGAGATATCCAATGGTTTTCGGGACACGGTAGGCCCGCGCGAATCGTCCCGATACATTTAGTCTCGACTGCCTCGATTGCACACTCGCGAATAACGGGACAACCGATACATGCTTTCGCCGCTCTAACGAGTGTCTGCCAATCTTTCGCGCGTCGCTGCAAGTCCCACTCGCGAGGGTCTTGTTCCGGTGCTGCACACTTTCCGCGATAGTGCCATTCGGTATGTAATCCTTGAACATCAATCATTTATCTAATCCTGCTGCTTTCGCCGCCGCCGCGAGTTGTTGCTTAGCTCGTTGCTCGAACCTCGACCAATCGCCTCGAGGCGGTCGACTAACGTGCTCGCTCGGTAGCTGCATTTGTATAACTCGTTTCTTGAGTTTGTCATTACGTCGTTTTCTTCTACTCATTTCGCACCTCGATTTATTAGTTACGGTTATCGTTTGTGCAACGTAATGACCATTTCAGAGGGAGCGAGGGAGGGAGCGAGAGAGGGTTTGCCCTTGCCTATATTTAGACAAGTAGCGAACCTCACCGCGTCGAGTTATGACTATTTCGTCGGTCGCTCGGTCGGTCGGTCGGTCGATACATTGCACGAACCGGGGATTATTCGGTTCGTCAGGACTGGGACGTTTAGGACTGGATATCTCGTTGTTTACTCAACGGCGCGCCCGAGTCTGCCTTTACCGCGCTCCACCTAAATCATCGGGAAAGTGAATCCCGCTATAACCGGGGACGGCACCGGGGATTAGCCGGCCCACCTGTTTAGAGTCTAGGCGCGAGACTGTCTAGCGTTTCTTGCTTTTTCTTAGACTAGTTTACCTTGCCGATAGCTGTCAACTAGGCGGCAATCTTTGCATATTCGGTCGGTTGGTATGAGCTCGCCGGCGAATATTCTTTTACACTTAATACACTTGATACCCTGCGAGTTTCGCCGATAGGGCTTAAACTCGCCGTTAATCCACGGCATGATTACCGCCCCCGGTTCGCTTGTTTCATTGCCTCGATAGCGTACTCGTCGAGGTCGGCGTCGACGTCATAAATACCGAGCACCTGGTCGAGCTCGTCGCCGATTTCCGAGATTATGAGAGCGCGTAACCGGCCGCTTTTACCGCCGTCGGCGTGCGCTTTTGCTTTCATCTGGTCGAGGATATTCGCGACCCTCCAACTAGCAACCATAGCCATTACGTCTCGTCCTCCCGTTTCGCGACGGCGGCCGCGATTTTCTCGTCGAGCCCGCTCGCGACAATTGCTAGCGACTCGATTACATACGCCGAGGCATTATAGAATGTTTCGCTTATCTCGCCGGCGATATCTTTGTCGGTGAGAGCCTCGGCGACATAGTCGGATAATTCTCGGAATATCGACGCGGCGATTATCGCCTCGTTTAGGTCGCCGAGCTCCGAGTTAGGCTCGACGATTACGCGATTTTCGTTTGTCATTATTCGCCGTGCCTCCGGTAGAATTCTTCGGCCCGCTTTTTCGCGAGTGCCTCGACGTCGCTTTTACGGTAAATAAATGTGCCTCGTTTACCAATACGGCCGACTGGTTTTAGCCGGCCGGCGTGCGTTAGATTTCGTACCGAGGCCATTGTTACGTCGAGTATTAGGCACGCCTCGCGAGTGCCTACTAATTCGGTAGTTTCCATAGCGATAAGTTTCGCATAGACTACCGACAACGAGAGAGCGAATACACCATTACGGGGTTAGACCGGGAACGAAATTTGTCCCGAAAGACTTGAACCGTTTTCATTAATTTTGAAATCTGGGTTATATGGCCGGCCCGTTCCCGAGGGGTTTCTACCGTCCCATATTTGAAAGTAATGCGTTGTGACTGTGTCTCCGTGGTCAGGTGCGTAAATATCCATGCGGTTAGTGCCTGGTAAGACAACGAGGTCGAGAGGCATCCACCACCCTTTAGCCGAGCTCCAATACTGGCCATTGCCTACCGCTTTAATACCGTACGCTGGCGTTACTGGTAACGTGATATTTACCGCGCCGCCGCTCGAGCCGGTTCCGGTTCCCCATTTAACCGTAAAATACAATGTAAACGTGCCTCGGTCGACTCGCCAATAAGACACAAACGAGCCGCCGCGGCCGAGGTTTAACGGCGAATTGTCTTGAATAGTTAAACCGGTAGTTACCCAATCGGCCGGGGCCTCGACGGGGCCGGCGGGGCCGCGAGGGCCGGTTTCGCCGGTATCGCCTTTATATCCTCGAGGGCCGCGAGGCCCCTCCGGGCCCTGGGGGCCGCGCTCGCCGCGCTCGCCGGCGGGGCCTTGAATCGAGCCGACGTTAACCCATTCGCTACCGGAATAAACATAAACCTCGTTAGTATCTTGAACGAGGTACGCCGTACCGGGTTCATGGTCGCCGGCCGGTAGGTCGGCGGCCGTCGCGAGCGAGCCGACGAGAGATAAACCACTACCGGCCGGGCCCTCCGGCCCGCGAGGCCCCTCCGGCCCTTGAGGCCCGCGAGGCCCGCGAGGCCCCTCGATACCCGAAACATTGATCATCGTTTCGTCGACGGTTTTCGCGAGTGCCTCCATCTGCGACGCTCCGAGGTGGATAGGGTCGCCGGCGACGGGATACGGGATATTGTAGTTATTCGTATAACGAGGCATTATTTCACCTTAATAATCTTTAATTTGTGTTCCGGTCGAGTTTACTTGTCTCATGTCGCCCCACGTTACCGACTCGGCGAAACGATAACCCGCCTCGGCGGCGACCTCACCCCACGTTAAATCTCGTTCCGGGGTGCGCTCCCCTACCTCGACCGGCGGCGGGGCCGGTATGCCGAGAATTGGATACCACCACGGAACCGACGGGGTCGAGGTCGAATACCGAATTTGCTCGAGAGACTTCCACGTCGCCGAGGGGGCCGCCGCCGAGCTATTGTGTACCCAATGTACTCGGAAAGTAGCTGACCAACCTTTAACCGGGTCGAACCTCGTCGAGCCACCAATCGGCGCGACAATCGGCGAATATGACGCCTCGTCTCCTAATAGCCATTCGTAGGCGGCCGAGCCTGCGATATACGCCGGCCGCGTATTTTCCCACGCCTGTAACAACCATTTCGCGAGCCGCTCGGTAGGGAATTCGTGAGTCGGCCGAATCGTGATATCGGGGTGGCGAGGCCGAGCGCCCTCCTCCCTCGCGCGGTTCCACACGTTTTCGAGAGTAGGGTCGATTGCCTCGCCGAATCGTAACCATGACGTCCAACTCATTACGCGACGCGCGTCGCCTGGTCGAACATTCTCTTTAATCGTCGTTACGTCTTTATGCGCGGTGAGCTGGTCTTTCCATTGGCACTCGAGGCGGTTAATATCGGTCGCGGGGTCGGCCGTGATTTCCGGTTGTCCCTCGAGCTGACAACCGCCGAGAGCGACGCCGGGATAATCGACGCCGTCGACGGTGATATCGCTCGGTACGGGATAAACCGCGCCGAGGTCGTCGTCGAACGCGCCGAGGCCGACGGTCAACGGTTGACTAAGTCGAATCGCCTGCCTAATAACATTCTCGTCCGGGTCATACGAGTAACTATCGTTGCCCATTGAGGCGTAAAATTCGGCGAGTAGCGCGAGACCATCTTTCGATTTCACGTCGAGGGGCCATGTCGTCTGGTCTTGATAGCCTGGCCAGAAATAAACCGCCTCGATACCACTACCGGCCGCGAGGCCGAGGTTACGAATCTTTACCGCTCGTTGTGTCATGGTCTCGACCGGCCACTCGGTAGGGCCGGCGATACCGTTACCATAATCGGCGGTGCGGTCGGCGGCCGTTAATTCGATTTCCCATCGGCGGCGGCCGTCGTCGGTGAATCTATCCATCGGAATCGCTCGAGCGGTTTGCACTCGACCGCGAAACATCGTTACCGGCGGTAGGGCCGCCGAGCTCGCGCCGCCCTTGATTGTTGCCGTCCACTTAATCTCGACGGTCGAGCCAATAGCGCGAGACTCGCGAATTCGGCGGGCCCAATCCTGTGTTGCGTCGGTAATAAATAATTTTGCGCTCGAGGGGCTCGTCGAGGCACTTTGATAATCCTCGCGACCCCAATCAATCTCGAAACCGCGAATAACGACCGGGGCCTCGTCGAGGGCCTCGGCGTGACAAGCGACCTCGACGCCGCCGATAAATACCGACGGTCGAACGATTATAGCCACGTTGCACCCCCTGCCGTTACTCGTCCTCGATTGCGGTTGTCGTTAGTTAACGCGCGGCGAATCGAGTCGGCGACTCGTCGCTCGTCGACGATACCTGAACCGTCGACGTTGATAGTTACGGAATTGTCGACCTCGACGCGACTGTTACCGCCGAGGCGGCCGAGACCGCCGGCGAATTCGTCGAGGCTCGGCGAGCGAGCGGCGGTTAGTTCCGGCGTCGCGGCGGCCGTTAATTGCGGTTGCGCCATAAATTTAAACATTGAATTTGGCACGCCCATTACATCGCCGTATGAATAGGCGGCCGAGCCCATCACCTTAGATAACCACGCCGGCGGCGAGGGGAATCGAATACGGCTAATCGCTCCGATAACCGACTCGATTAAACCAATGAGGCCACGAATCGGCGACATGAGAATCGATACCGCCCCGGCGGCGACACTCATGGCAGAGCGGAATACGCCGCCGATACCGCCGGCCCTCGAAATGAGATTACCAATGGTACTAATGAGATTGCGTACAAAATTCGCGATACCTTGAAACGCCGCTTTACCGACGTTGCCGGCCGCCTGTACCGCGTTTCTGAAAGTCTCCGAGCGATTGTAGGCGAGTACTAGAACGGCGATTAACGCGGCGACGGCGGCGACGACGAGGGTAATCGGGTTAGCTGCCATGACGGCATTTAGTACCGCCTGCCCTGCTGCCATTGCCAGAATAGCGCCTCGCGAGGCGAGCATTACCGCGTTTTGTGCGATAAACGCGGCGATTGTGCGAGCGGTCGAGGCGACCCAAGCGGCGGCGGTAGCGGCGGCCGAGGCGGCGGCCCCGGCGGCGGTCATAA